TCTGATGTAAAATCCAGCAGCTTGTCCAGACTTCGTAGTCGAACTCAACCGGGATTACTTTATAAGTGCCATTTTTGCAAAGCTGCAAGCCCCACAACGCGGTGTCAACGGCTTGCGTCAAGTCTGCATAACCGGTTAACTGCGCCGCCAGCGCGAGCTTGTTGACCTTGCTGCTTGTCTTAATGTCCAAAATGCAGCCGCGCCCGTCTATCTTTCCCTTGCGGTCGATTGTGCCGGCGAAGCCTTGCTGGGCGCTTCCGACCATGTGCTCAATCCAGTCCCATTTCGGGCGGTAGTCTCGCACAAAGTCTGCGTAGGCTTGCAGGTAACCGTCTACACCTGTCCCCGTCGAAAGCTCGCCTGTGTAGTCGTAATCGGCGCAGAGAACGGTTACTTTGCCTATCGCGTGAAGTGTTCCCTCGTCGCTTATAACCCCGCCACGGGGCAGGAAATCGTCTACTGCGAGGGCCTCGGCTGTGCGAACACGCGAGAGAGCAAAACCGGAAACCAGAGCGGCTTTGACGGCGCAAACAGCGCTCTCAAAAAAGCAAAGAAGCGCGCAATGGTGGACGCGGCAATTTCTCTCGCAGGACTCTCGTCCATCTTCACGCAGGACCTCGAAAATGACGCGTTTATGAAGGGCGCGGACGAGATTACGAAGCTCGGACCGGACGACGCAATCACCACAAAACAGCGCCGTCGCATCTTCGCAATCGCCGACCAGCACGGCATGACGCAGGAACAGACAAAAACATGGCTCACGGCGCAGGGCTTCGCGTCTACGAAAGACATCAAGCAGAAAGACTACGACGCGCTTTGCAGTGCGCTTGAAGAAAAGGAGAGTAAATAATGCAAGTCAATTTTGGAGGCGCGGTGTGCGTCGCAGGAACATGTACGAAAGATGCCGAATTGAAGTACGTCGGAGAGAAGCAAACGCCTATGTGCACGTTCTCGCTCGCCGTCGGCAAGCGGCAGGACACGACGACAATCTTCGCCAACTGCAAGGCGTGGCGCTCGCTGGCAGTACAGGCTTCGCAGGTTCATAAGGGTGACTCGGTTTTCGCCGTTGGCACCATCGAGGAAAACGAATATAACGGCAAGACGTACAAGAACCTTGTCATGGACTACTTCGGCATTCAGCCAAAGGTGGAATACGAAGGCGGCGAACGGGTGAAGTCAGAAAGCGAAATTCGGAGCGCACTCGCAATTCCGGGAGAACCCATCAACGACGGCGACCTTCCCTTTTAAGGGGGCCTCGACGTGGAAAGAAAACAGTTCACGTTTTACCGCTCATATCTGGACGCAATCAGAAGACTTCCCAAAAAGGAACAGGGAAACATTGTCCTCGCGATTTGCAATTACGCTCTCGACGAAACAATCCCATCCGCTCTTTCTCCAATTGCAGACACAGTTTTTACGCTCGTGAAACCCACGCTTGACGCAAGCAGACGCAAAGCAGAAGCGGGAAATTGCGGAGGAAAAACGAAAGCAATTCAGAAGCAAAGCGCAAGCAAAACGCAAGCAAACGTGAAGCAAACCGTAAGCGAGAAAGAGAAGGAGAAAGAGAAAGAGAAAGAGGGGGAGATAGAGATAGAGAAAGAGAACGAATGTTCTATTTCTTCTTCCTCCGACTTGAGGGGCGCGCCGGGAATGCCCGGCGCTTCCCCGCCGACAATCTCGCTGCCTTTGAATGACGGTTCAGCCTTTGAAATCTTCCAATCAGACATTGACATGTGGAGCAATTTATATCCTGCCGTTGACGTTATGCAGCAGTTGCGCAATATGGCAGGCTGGATTGACGGTAATCCGTCAAAGCGAAAAACGCGCTCTGGCATAAAGCGGTTCGTTAACAGTTGGCTGGCGAAAGAGCAAAACAAGGGCGGAGACAGGGCAACGAACGCGAAGTCTGGTTTTGCCTATAACGCCGACTTCGAGGAGGGGACAAGCCTGTGAGCCTTGAGAAATTAAACCTTGATGGCATTATCTCCGCTGCCGCCAAAGCCAACCCGCGAGTCCCCGGAGACTTCATGCAGGACGGACTGCTTTACTGCGGTAAATGCAAAACGCCGAAGCAGTGCCGCGTGACGGTATGCGGAGAGGAGCACACGGTCCCTTGCATGTGTGATTGCCGAGAGCAAGCTGCCGCAGCGGAAAAAGCGGCAGACGAAGCAAGGCAAAAAGGCTGGTTTAGCCTTTGCAGCTGCGGGAGCAGCCGCTGTCGCCTACGCAGGCAAATTAGCCATTGATGGGGTCAAAGCGGCTATAGAAGATGCTGCCGCACAGCAAAAGTTAGCCCTTACATTAAAGAACGTTACAGGGGCTACAGAAGGCCAAATAGCGGCAACTGAAGATTACATAACTAAGACATCCCTAGCCTTTGGCGTGACTGACGATCAGTTGCGCCCTTCTCTTGAAAGACTATCTCGAGCCACTGGTGACTTAGAAAAAGCTCAGAAGCTACAAACTGTAGCCATCGATGTAGCAGCAGGCTCTGGCAAATCCCTCGAGGCTGTAACTAATGCCATGGCTAAGGCCGCCGAAGGCAACACCGCAGCACTTGGCAAACTAGGCATTGGCTTAACTTCTGCTCAGCTGAAGACCATGAGCATGGAAGAAATCACTGCCAAACTGGCAGACACATTTAAGAACCAGGCATCAACCCAAGCCGACACATTCCAGGGCAAGATGCAGCGCCTTCAGATTGCTTTTGATGAAGGTAAGGAAACAGTCGGAGCATTTATCCTTACTGCCATTACTCCGCTAGTTGAGACTATTGTTAATAAAGTAATTCCGGCTATTGCAGATTTCACTAGCAACATTGGCGATAAGTTACAGCCAGTCATAAAGGTAATTCAGCCAATTATCAATGGCTTACGATCAGCCTTTAATTCAGTGAGAGATTCACTAGCCAGTAACAATGACGAACTTCAGCCTTTCTATGGCTTTATGAAGGCTATCTATAACTTCGCCAAGGATTACCTAGCACCAGTATTAGGCAAGACTCTAGGACTAGCCTTCGAAGGTCTTGGCAACATTATTGCTGGGGTTATCGATATCTTTGCTAGTTTCGTAAGCAAGATTGAAAAACTCTATAACTTCGCTAAAGGTCTTATTGATCTAGGAAAGAGCGCCGCTGGAGCAGCAGGCAATCTATTCTCTAGGTCTTCGTTTGAGACTGGGGCAACAACCAGCGCAGCAACCGTAGCGCCGACTCCAGTTCCTTCAATGCCTTCAGATAGCATGATTTCATATAACCCTAGAACTGGCCTTAATTACAATCCAAATGCAGGGCCTACCAATATTACTGTCAATGGCGCTATAGATCCTGAATCTACTGCCCGACAGATTGTTGGCCTTCTTAATGATTCCTCAGCTCGAGGAACCATTGGCGGAGGCTTAATCTTCGCATGACCGCCTGGACTCCGACCTATAAGATTCAAGTAGATGGCCTTGAGGTCACAGATGTAACCGTGGCTAATCTGAATATCACTTCAGGCCGTACCGATATTAATCAACAGCCAGTAGCAGGCTATTGCCAGTTACAGCTTCTTAACTTTGATAATAGATCCTATGACTTTACAGTCGGCACTAGCCTTTCAGTTCAAGTCACTGATTCGACCAATGCTTTTGTGCCTATCTTTGGCGGTTATGTTTCAGACTTTACAATTCAAGTAAATCGAGCAGGGAGTCTTGGATACACTACCACAGCCACAATTACTGCTCTAGGTGCCTTATCTAAATTGCCTAAGATTATTGATCCAGGTGTCTTATCTCAAGATCAAGATGGCGACCAAATCTACACGCTTTTATCTGGATACTTGTTAGGCCAATGGAATGAAGTTTCAGCTGCTGAAACTTGGGCTAATTACAATCCAACCGAGACTTGGGCTAATGCAGTCAATCTTGGACTTGGTGAAATTGACCAGCCAGGCGATTACACCCTTATTGCTCGATCTTCTAGCAATACAGACCTTTATTCACTTTGCACAGAAATCGCTAATTCTGCTTTTGGAGTTCTTTATGAAGATGCCAATGGAAATATTGGTTATGCGGATTCAACCCATCGCCAAGATTATTTAGCCAATAACGGCTACACCATTTTGGATGCTAACCATGCCAATGGTATAGGACTAGCCGCTACAACCCGCGCTGGAGACCTACGCAATAGATTTACAATCAATTATGACAATAACGGCAATCAGACTTACACTGCCACCGATGCAACCAGCCAGAGCCTTTATGGCGTTTATGGCGAAGAATACACATCTCGCATTAAAAACACAGCGGATGCACAAGCTTTGGCTAATCGATATATCGCCCTCAGAGCTACTCCATATCCTAAGTTTCAAGGAATCACTTTTGCTCTTGGCAACCCAGAAATTGACAATGCCGATAGAGATGCCTTAATCAATATCTTCATGGGGCAACCAGTCTGGATTCAGAATCTGCCCGGCAACATCACTGATGGCTCATTCCAGGGTTATATCGAAGGCTGGACATTCAGGGCAAGCCTCAATAATCTCTCAATAACTTTCAATGCTTCTCCGATAAGTTTCTCCCAAGTTGCTGTAAAATGGGAGCAGGTAAATGCGGCGGAGACTTGGAACACACTTAATACCAGCCTAACTTGGCTTAATGCGATTGGAGCAGTAGCGTAATGGCAACAACAACAACCAACTTTGGCTGGGATATTCCTCAGTCGACTGACTTAGTAAAGGATGGCGCAACCGCCATTGCTGCACTTGGTCAGGACATCGATACAGCCTTCATAGACCTTAAGGGCGGAACAACAGGCCAGGTACTTGCTAAAGCATCAGCAACAGATTTAGATTTTTCTTGGGTTGCTCAAGATGATTCAAATGCTATCCAAAACGCAATCGTTGATGCCAAAGGCGACCTTATTGCTGCAACTGGAGCGGACACACCAGCGCGCTTAGCGGTTGGGACAAACGGCCAAGTTCTTACAGCAGATTCAACTGCTGCAACAGGTGTTGCGTGGGCGACGGCAGCAGCAGGCGGATTTACTAGTATTGCAACTGGTTCTCTTAGCACATCAACTACAACAATTAACTCTATTAGCGGTAGTTACACAGATTTATATTTGGTTTTCAAGAATGTGGTCTATAACACAGCAAGCGATTTAAACATTCGTTTCAATAATGATACAACAGCCAATTTCCATATAAACGTAGGACAGACAATTATTGTTGGTGGTGCTGGAAACAACAGATATGACACAGGAACTTCCCTTAAGTTGAATTACAACACACAACAGGCAGCAGCCAATAACAATAGTTTCACAGTTCGCATCAACGATTATGCTTCGGCAACGAAACATACAGGAATTGCAACTGCAATTTATACAACATCAACTGGAGTGCAAGAGACGGTATTTCTGCCGTTTGCTTACGCAGGA